GGCGTGTAGTCGAGGCCCGCTCCGTTCTGATAAAATTCTGATTCATGGTTCATAATTCGCCCTTTCGTCAAATTTTAAGTTCTAAAATTTTCGCTTCTTTACTCTTTACAAACACTACTACTAATTCAGTTGACCCTGCTGCTGCCGGAGCTGCTCGATCAGTTCGACGATTTTGGCCCTATTGCATTTGGCTGGCACATCGATGCCCAAGTCATGGGCGTATTCGACGAGGTCGTTCTTCTTTAGCTCTGCCAGGTCAATCTGCTCTGCCGTCGGTGATGTCTGCTCTTTTGCCGGAGCCTCAGGCTCAACCGGTTCCATGCCTTTCAGGGGCGCAAAACAGTTGAAGCATTTGCCGTTGGCCGGCTCACCGTTGCCGTGCCGGGCGGCATCATACCGCCAGATGCCCCCGACACAAACGAGCTGGTTCTCCTGACCGCAGCCGCATTTGATTATTTTCGTTTCCATATTGTTATTTCCTCAGTTTAAGTGTCTTCAATAATTTCTACAAACAACACTACAAGCAACACGTTACAAGGCTGCCCTACTATGCCGTGTTCTTCTGCATGCTGCGATAGTCCATACTCTTGCACCCGACATCGTGGAACACGCGGAACGTGATACCCATCCGGTCGGCCCCCATCGGGAACTGCTCGATCGTCGGCTCGCGTCTGCCGTTGAGGAACGCCACTTCGATCGTATCGCACAGGTTTTTCTGGCCGGTCAGGTACCAACTCGTTGCCGAGTGTCCTGTGAATGCGGCGTTCGATAGCCTCGCATCACTGACCACCTCAATGTTAAGGTCGCTGATCGCGTTGTATGCCGGCTTGAGTATGTCCGTAGTGCCGGCGACGACTATTGTCGCAGCCTTTACTATCTCCGAAGCCGTGAACGTCAGGTCCGGCGGCACCAACAGAACGGCGACCGGCACGTTGATGTTCTTGCCATCCTTGTCGGTCTGCTTCATAAACACAATGAGTGCCGCAGCCAGTTTGTCCTTTGTCAGTGTTGCCGTCGTATGGAGGTTGCCATGGTCGGAGTGGAACAGTGCCGTCCCGTCCGCCATGGCCCCGTTTGCCATTAGATGTGCATACACCAGATCTCCCACCAGCCGCTTTGCCCTTGCTCCCATGTTTCTCGGCTGTTTGGCAAGGGCGTTCAGATCATCGTTGATAATCTGGACACGGGTAATTGCGAAATTCTTCGCAAAGGTAGAGACCGAGTACTGCTCCCCTTCCTCAGTCGCTCCACCGTACTTGACCTCGCCTCCGGCCCCTACTTCCAAAAGGTCGCCGGTATCGGTCAGTCTCGCCCGTGTCATCATCTTAAAGTCCGATGCGGACCCGATTGTGCACCATTTCGGCCAGGTCTCGGGCTGCATGTTATAACCCTTCAGCAGCGCCTTGTTCGCGACGTTGCTGAGCAGCAGCGGCAATGATGCCGTCGAGAACGCCGTCCGTATCATCTCCTCACGTCCGGCAGGAATGTCCCGGCCATCTACCAGTATCGCATTACGACAGATGTCTGTTAGTGACATGTCGCGGAATCGGTGGGCCTGCTCGGCCTTCCTGGCGCCGTCAGCTCCCTCAGTCACCACATCATCAAGCCCGGCCCGAAGCAGTATCGCATCTTCGAGCAGCTCTCTGGTCATCGCGCTGTCCCTGACATGGATCGCGGGCGTGCTCACCTTCGGGCGGTTCCTGCGGACCGCTTCCAGAATCTCGGCCCGTGCCTGGTCTATTGTTTTGCCCTCGCGGATACACCTTTCGACCACCTCATTATCGAGGTCGTCACCGGCCAGTGCCCGGATGGCATTGACCCGCTCCCGCTCGATGCGGACCGCATCATCGGCAATCGCTTTCGGATTAACTGCCGGCGGATCGGGTTCGGTCCGCTGTGCGGGCGGTTCGAGAGTCGACTCGGTCCCGGCGGCCAGTGGAGCAGCCGACTCGAGCCTTTTCTGCTCGTCCTCGATCCTTTTCTGCTCGGCCTTAAAGTCGGCCTCGAGTGCCGTTCTCTGCTCTTCGCTCAGGTCTTCTGCCTTCAGCCCTCTCTTACTTAACCATTTCTCGAATTCCATCGTTTTGCCCTTTCGATTATTGACAATAAATTCTTCTCTATTCTTAGCAGCGCCATCGGCCCCGATGGCGCAGACACTGTTCTCCTTGATCTCCCATTCCGTTGTGATGCGAAGGTCCCTTTGAGCGGAGGCCTTGAATGGCCGGCCCTCCACTTCGGCCTTTTCCCCTTTTGCTATGGTCACGGAATTGATTACCCTGTAGCCGATTGAGTTGTCCTGTAAGTGTCCCTCTTTAGTGAGAATCCATGGATGCTCAGCGGGTTCTGATACGCTGTATGAATTTCGGCCTATCAGCTTATCGCCTTCGACCCGCAACTCACGTGTCGAGCCCAATACTTTCTGCACCGTGGAACGATCGTGTGTGTCGAGCATGGGTATTTGGCGGTTCTTCGGCAGCATGCAGCCCTTCATAAGCAGTATCTCTTCAATGACCTCAAACCGGCACCAGTCCAGGACCAGTATTTTCGTCTCGGTCGCTATAACGGCCTCTATGCTCCGGGTCTTTTCGTCGAGCGTATCGGCCCTGACCTGGTATGTCCGCGTCGTCAGGTCCCGGCATTGCATTCCCTGAAACTTGTCGTTGTGAGGAGTATTTCCCGTACTTGCCCGTAGCATGATTATTTTTTCCCCTTTCCAACAGCAGCTACATTCTTGCGTGCAGTTTTTGCATCTTCTTTAGAAATAAGTTTTAATTCTTCAAGCAAACTGATTTCCTTGGCCCGCTGTCTGATTTCCCTTTCCCAGTCCCTCCCCCCGTTTGCATATTCGATGGACAGATTCGTTGTCATACTCTTGAGACGCTTATCCTGTGCCTCCGCTTCCTTCTTTGGGTCCACATGCTCGGCCCCCGGCCAGAACCATGCGGGGGCGATTACAATGTCCATCCGTCTTAGGTACCTTAGATAGCCGCGGATCAGAACCGCCTCGCGCAGCCAGGCATAGAATATGCGGTTCGTAACGTGTACCTCCAGCCAGGCCCGTACGGTCTTTATGAAGCGGTAATATACCTGCCAGTCGAGCCTGCCCGATGCGTAGTTATATTTCGAGCTGTTGGCCGCCGCCACGTTGAACGGCATATTCAGACACCGTGCGATTTCGTTGAGAATCTCATGCTTGAACGCCGCGTAGGTGCTTGTCGGCTGTTCAGGCTTGAATTGCTGCATCTCCCCGCCGGCCGGCAGGGTCAGCATCGCATTGCGGGCGATCTCAATCTCGTCCATCGACTCGATTTCATCTACCTCACCGCCCCCAAATTCCTGCTTCATCACCGCGGAAATATTGGCTGCGGTCTCCGCCCCCTGCACGGTGGCCAGTGTGTACCGTCGAAGCTGCGAGAATAGCGGCAGTGAAGGGGTCAGCCATGGTACTCCGCGGCTCTGCCCGGGACGGTCCTCGCGGTAGAGATGAATCACCTGGCTTGCATGCACCCGGTCGTATTCCCCCAGTCCGCCCATCGCGACAAATGAGTTCATCGCACCCGGATGTTTTTTAAGTATGTAATATGCGATCGGCCGGCCATCCTCATCGTATTCAATGCCATCGCGTATCTTGTCGTCACCGAGTGACAGCCCTCCTGTACCAAAAAGGCCACTCGGAGTTGTCACACAGTCCGGTTCCACCACGGTCAGCCTCAGCCTCGGTGATGGTGTCGCATCAAGCCAGCTTTTTGGGCTGCCGATGTCTGTCATAACGATAAAAGCTTCGCCTGATTCATCCTGTTGGAGCGAGCCGCACAGTTTGAGTATATCAGCGAAGCTGAGAATCCCCCGAAAATCACATCGTGCGCACCATTGATTGAACTTGTCCTCGACTTCCTTGTCGAGCTCGGGATTGTCCGTCTGTATCTGAAGTCGGGGTCCTGTGCCGACAAGGTCGTTTGCCTTGGTATCGACAATTCCCTTGGCATATGAATTATTGCGGACCTCATAGCGGGCCCGGTTGCGCAGAACCGCCAGGTCCTGCCTTATAATCGAGTCGGCATCCCGCCCATCAGCGTAAAGCCAGTGGTTCTCGTTGTGCCTGTTGGTCACCGCCGCATCGTACGATCGCACATTGTCCCGCGATGGTATCCGCACCCGCCCGCGGTCCGAGATGCGGGCCGGTGTTTTCGGTTTTGATTTTTTTAGAAATGAAGGAAGTCTCATTTACCTTGCCCCCCCTGCCTTTAGATGGTGGATTGTAAAGCCCTTGCTGTTCCTGTCGCTCACACTAAGCGATGCATAGTACCTTCTGGCGTCCAGCAGTTCTCTCAAGCTGCGATAGGTGACCGATCTTCCGGACTCGGCTAATGTCATCGGCGTACCTGCCCAGTTCTCGATTGCGGTATCTATTGCGGCTATTATCGTTGTGTAGTCTGCCATTTCCCTGTTAACACCAAACAAAAAAAACGCCGGCGGGGGTGCGGCCCCGCACGGCGCTTTTCGTTTTGGCCTCTTGGCCGAATACCTGTTTAGTAAAGAGCTTTTACATTGTAGATTTTCGGTTAGAAACTATTGGTTTGTAAATACCAAAACAGTGCATATAAAGAGAATGGTCTATATTTAGGAACAAATTTCCATTTTCAGCAATTTTTTTAAATGCGACGGGGGATCCCATTCCGAAAAAGGCATTTTTTTGCCTTTCAAGAGATTGCAGCTTATACATGCCGGAACGACATTTACTTTTGTATGCCATCCACCTCGTTCTAATGGAACTACATGTTCATGCAAAAGTTTTTTACTTTTTCTCCCACAATAAGCACATCTGTTTTTAAAATATTCCAAAGTCTCCAGCCATTCATCCAAAGTTAGTGTGAAGGCTTCTTTTGCTTTTTTAAATATGCTGCGTCTTTTGCATGTAGCACGAAGATTTGCTTCTTTCCCTTTTGCTGTTCGCTGATACTTCTGAAATGCTTTTCTTGTCATAGCCCTGCCTGTTTTAGTTTTTCGATATTTATGAGTGCTGTTTTTTTTGATTGTTTTTGCTTTTTCGGTTTTTCGATATATTCGAGCCCACTCTCTTGAGTGAGCTTTATTTTTTTGTTGCCACAGACGTTGATATTTACAGAGACATTCTTTACATTTATCATTAAGTCCATCTCGATTAGTCAGGTGTTTGTAAAATCCTTTCGAGTTTTTGTATTTATGACACTTCGAACACTTTTTTCCCATTATTCTATCATCTCCTTGGTCCTGACCCTTCTGCCGCAATACCGGCATATCTTATACCGCCGGACCGCCCCCGGTATGTTAACGGTCTTTACCGTGGCCCACGGCCGGCCATCTTCGGTCCTGAAATCGGCACAGCCGCACGTGGGGCATTTCAGACCGGAAATTTTTTTCTTCTTTTTGAACACTCTTTATCTCATCCTCTTTTTTCTCTGCAGTTCCGATAGTTTTACCCTTCTCCTTGCCGCCGCTGCGGGAGCTCTTGTTTCACCGGGGGCGCGCAGATACTGCACTCCCTTGTAGAACGCGGCCGCCGCCGCCAATACCGCCGTATCAAGCGAATGTGTTGCCGCTCCGGTACCGAGCGGCTGCCAGGCCCACTTGATATTGCCCCGCGTATCACGCAGCTTTACTTTCTGTTCGTTGCCGAATTCCGTGAAATAGTAGAAGGGTATCTCATCGTAGAACATAGTCAGGGGCGGCGATGTTATCATGCCGGACTCATCGACTTTCGGCTCGACCCAGCCGGTCACCTGGTTCTTGAAGTAATAGGTGTCGACCACGAGCAGCTGCATACCCTTATACCTGAGCCTTTTTCTCGCTGTCAGCCTCCTCGCTGTGGCCGATTCGAGGTCGCTGGGTTTAAGAGGTTTTAGCAACGGACCCTGTTCTCCTTTGACCGGTATGGTAAGTCCCGGCCGGGCCCGACAGTAGTCGTATACATCATCCGGCTCGTACCCTGAATCTACAAACATGACCACAACCGCCGGCCACGGTTTTTTCTCGTTGGGTGTACCATCGGCCCAGGGGAACGGACTCAACAGCACCTCCCTGTCGAGCTCATCGAAGCTTGGTACCGAGCCGCTTGAGATTACCCAGTTTTTGAGTCCATACCCGAACCCGCGGACCTCATAATCGAGCCTCACAATCCCGCGTGTTTTGCTTTTATGATAATCCGCTGCGGCCACAAGTATAAGACACTCGTTCGGCACCGTCCCCCGGCTGAAACCACCGCGTAGTTTTTGCAGTTCACTCGGCTTTACTTTTTTTCCGGTTTCGGTAAATGGCAGACCCTCAATCGAGTTTTTAAAATCCAGGAGTTTGCCCATCACGATTCCCTGTTCGGTATTCGCCTCAAACCATTGGGCCATTATTTCGGTCCAGCGTACCCAGGGGCTGATAAGTGCGCCGTAATGAAATCCCGAATGTCTCTTGTCGCGATTGGGCTCACCGTGAATGTTGCCATCGGCATCTATGGTCTGGCCGGCCGGTATCCATTTTCCCGCGGTGACCAGCTCCTCTTTGCGGCCCTCATCAATCCTGGCCTTACATACTTCGCACTCGTACCAAACCACACCTTCTTTTTTGCGGATCTCAGCCGGGTCCCTCAGTTCTTTGGGAATCTTTAACTGTGCAAACTTCCACACCTGGTATTCACCGCAATGCGGGCACGGTATGTAGTACTCCTGCATGTTGGACTGCTTATACCCCACACTGATATAATCATCCTCGCGGGTCGGCGTTGAGGCATCGACTATCTTGCGATCCCAGAACGTAAGTGTTCTTTTTTCCGACAGGTCCAACGGGTTCGCCTCCCGCCCGACAAAAGGCGGGTATTTATTGACCTCATCCCGGAACAGATAGCGTATCGGTTTGGCGGCCAGGGCTGCTGGTGAATTACTGCCGGCGAAATAAAGTGTCATCGTATCAAAGTAGAATTCCTTCTTGCTCATGTCCCATACCCGGCCAGTGGTGTGAGTTGAAAGTTCCCTGCTGGCCTGCACCATCGGCTTGAGGCGGTTCTCCGCCGCGTAGTCACAGTCATCATCGCGGGGCATCACAAGCAGAGCCGGACCCGGGTCTTCACAAATACAATCGCCAATCATGTTATATATGGCCTCGGTGCCCCCCGACTGCGGCACCTTTTGAACTGTTATTCGCTCCACTTCCGGGTCGCTGAAGGCGTCCATGATGCCGCGAAGGTACGGCGCCCGGTCGGTCCGCCAGGGCCCGGGCTCGGCGCTGCTTCGGGCATCGAGTACCCTGTGCCGGTCCGCCCACCGACTTACGGTAAGCTTTGCCGGCAGACGCCAGGCCTGCCGTTCCACCGGGGTCCACAATTCTTTTGACTTCCCTGTCATATTTCTCCGTTGGATTAATCGCTCTGCCGGGCAAAGCCGGCAATCAGGTGACGGACTTCGGTATTTACCGCCTGCTCGATCGCTCGGCGGTACTTCGGCGGCACCTTAACCGCCACTTTACGGCCCAGGGCCAGAAGTCCCCTCTTGACCGCCAGGATTCGCCCGACATCCCTCCTCTCGTACTCCTCTTTTTTTATGTACTCCCCCTTTTTAACGGCCAGTTCCATCCCGACCAGTTCAGCCTTGGTCGTCTTGAGGTTGGCCTCGGCCTTCTGTTGTTTGATTTTGTGCTCGCTCGCATCCTGCCCTTCGTTCTTCTTATAAAATTCCAGGATGCTCTTTATATAATAGCCCTCTGATGTCCGCGGCATGTGGACCGATACCCAGCGGCGTATTGTCCGGGAATCCCGGCCTATGTAAGCCGCAGCCTCTTTTTGTGTCTTTAGAATCTGCGATTCGGCAATGGCCGACCTGGTGTTTTTGCCTTTTCCCTTCTGTGTTTTATTCTCTCGGGCCATTGCCTCAAGCTCTCTGAGCTCCTCTAATTCCTTAGCTGTCAGATGTTGATTGTTTTTTACCATGGACAGCAGAAACAAATGCCTCTGTTTTTGCGCAATCTCCACGGCATCAACATCTTTTTCCCTCAATCACCCCTTGCCTTTCTCCGATACTCTTTTTTAATGACTAAACCCGATGCGCAAAAATGCCGCGGCCGCTTATACCGGCTACGGCAGGCGGTTAGTCCGATACTCACCGCCCGCATCGGCTTTTTTTCTGTCTTATATCCGCTCGAAGGAACTCTTCCCGCACTTATCGCACTTCTCCGGCTTAACCTCGTAACCGGCTGCACACGAAGTACACTGCCACTTGCCCTGGCTTTTATCTTTGGCACTGCCAACTGCCTGTTTAATCGCTGCCTTGTTCCTTAATTCCATCGCCTGTTTGTGATCGCCGAGGTGTTCTGCAACCGCTGCGGCTGCCTCTTCCTCGGTAGCGAATCCATCCTTATGCCAGTAGTTTCCCTTGCGACTTATCTGCGCCCGCCACTTTCCCGAGGCCTTATGAAGTGACACGCCCTTATACCTTGATGTCCCTTCCTTACGGGTACTCAGGGCCGGGGCTGCGGTATCACCGGCACCGGCGCTGTTTGTGCGGCTTGTCTTTTTTGGCCTGCCCCCTTTTCTCCCGGCGGCATTCTTAACCGCCGGCATCCCGATTGCGTGAAATCGCCTGGCGAGCTCTGTTCCATCGAGCGGAACTCTGACCTGCTCTCCTCTTTCCATGTCCTCCAGGACCGCCGTCGGCGTGGTCTCCACCTCTTTGACCCTGAATACATCGTCACCGGTAACTGTGAAAAACTTTCTACCAACATTCTTTTGAGTTATCATTTGCTAAGACTCCTTTCAAAAAAATTAAGCCTCAAACCATTTAATAAGCACTTCAAGTGCTTCCTGTCTGCAGGTTGATTTAAAAATCTCCTCCCAGTCCGAACCATCCCTGATATAAACCCGGTGATACCCATTGTGATAATACAGCCTTATGCGCACCGTTACGGGCGTCTGCTCCAGACTGAACTTACGAATTCTTACCCTGACATAGACCAACTGACAATGGACCTATTTCCTTATACTCAACAATAACCATAACACTATCACAGCCAGCAGACCCACGGCCCACCAGTCAATATCAAATGGGTTTTTCATGTAATACATACCCTTGCTTCCGCCCGCTCTCCTGCCGCCTCTCCGCCATCAGCTGGCCTATAAAATCAGCAATATCGTTGAGGCAGCCCGCCGAAAAAACTGCCGTAGTAACCGGGGTGAAAACATACTGCCGCCAGTATGGGTACCACCTCACCTCGCCCAAAAGATCGCCGCCGCTCTTGTTATAACACCACCAAATCTGCGTCTTGGACTTTTCCTCCATTAACTCAAACTTTATGTACTTGTATTCGGTTTTCATTTATGCCTCGCTTTCCGTTGCTGGCCATTCGGCCCTACTCAAAAGTCCTTCATCAATATTCTAAATGTCAATTCTGCGAACAGCGTTCAATGCTGCCATAGGGTGTATAGCGTTCATAATTGTTAAATTTCTCCAGTTCTATGAGTCTATCCACCCTATGACATATATATTCCGGATCGATATAGAAAGTCGGCCGGAAAAATCTCTCAATACACTCACAGCAATACCAGTACGTTACACTGAAGCCTGAATCGGTAGATATTGAAGAAATAATCTCACCCCATACAAAAACCTCGCCACATTCAATACACGGCTTCCATTCCTTGCCGGTTGCAATAATTTGAGAAAATATCTTCATTCCTGATTTTCCAACTTTCGTAGTAAAGGTAAAAATTCATCTTTGATTATTCTGTCCCGTTCAGCTTGTTGCTTCTCAAACAAACTCCCAAACCCTTCGTCTCTCGCCGCCATCTCTTCTCTAAAGTTATTTTCCTGGCGGGCCTGCATCTCCGGTTCCATATCTAAAACATCCTGCGAAGCTGGATTCATCACAGTAGCTTTAATCTTGCTCTTAAAAGGCAGGTCCCAGTTGGCTATTATGGCCTCCCAGTCTATCTCATCCGGCTCGGCGTCCGCACCGGCCGCTCGCATAATATCTGTGAACTGCTGCTGAATATGCTCGAATCGAAGCACTTCTGGTTTTGAGCCTGCAAGTATCAGGTTGACCGGATAAGTATTCCTTAGAAAATCATGGACAGCACAGTTGATACACAGACCTTTAGGCTCTTTAGACCGACGCAACATCTTCGCCTTTGAGTTTCGCGGCCCAACTACTTTGCAATGGGCTCCGCACCGCTGACATCGGATAGCTACGGTACTCATTACTTCACCTCGCTTTCCTTTTCTCCCTTTCCCGCCGGACAGAGTACGAAGTGCATTAAGCCAACGGCTACGGCGGGCTTGCACCGTTTGCCAAGTTCTTGCAGGTGTTCACTGCATACATCGAGAACATGATGCGGGCGACCCTTTTCGTATTCCGAGTACAGGCCATAGATGACATTTGCCGTCGCCGTTTTCCCACAGACATTACAATAAACAGGCTCTTTTTCTTCCCCGTGAAAAAGGCAGCAAAGCCACCTGATTAAACGTAGGCCGAGATAAGAAGCAGCAGGGATTAATCTCATTATTATTCCGCCTCGCTTTCTGTAATTAATGGGGCCGAAAAAGCTATCAGGGCTTGGTCTTTCGCACAGGCTTTTGTTTCAAGTGAATAAACTCCATATCGGGCGGAAGTCCACCTTCGTTTCCGGCAATGCTTACACTCAATTAACAGTCGGTGTCCCCTTGCCTCTATAAGCCAATAGTCTCTTGTGCTGCGTCCCTCTGAATGTTCACAAATTGGAACACCTTTTCTCGGCATATCATTCCTCTTTATACGCTCTTTTGTTTTATTAATTTCTGCAATTTTTCCGCCGCCGACTTTGCTGCATCGGCGATTCTGCGATGCGTTCGTTCCGTATTTTTAAGGTCCCCGATATGAGTTCCGATTCGCGTCGCGTCTCGAACAATCTGGACCGCTTCTCCGAGTCCTTGACCACCGGTATATTGTCCTATAGTGATACCGGAGGCTTTTTCAAACTGCTTAACTTCCTCCTGAATTTTTTTGGCACTATCTATTAGGTCTTGCTGTGGTATTTGGCTTTGAGCCTCACCATCCTCATGACCACGTTTATATTCCGCTTTCTTCTCTTGTTCATCCTCTAAAATACACTGTGACGCTTGGCATTCTTGGTCCCAGCACATACATTGTTGTTTTTCGTAGGGGCAAAAATCCGGAGAGGGTGAGCCGTTCACTTCCGGCATTTCAACCAGTTCCTCAAAATTATTTATTTCATTCGCCAATTCTTCTGCCTGTTGTTCGGACATTACTTTTCTCTTTTTATGGTCCGCGTGTCGGTGTTCTTAAAAGAAACACCCTCCAGATATTTTGCCAATTCAGCCTTGATGTAATAGGTCTTTTTGAGCCGTTCAAAGGTGCTGATTACCGCAATGCCAAATTCCCGCCAGTTGACGTGTCGATCGTAATAGTTCAGGGGACCGACCTTATAATGGTCAACGATATTGTGTGTCCCCTGAATAATCTTTAAGGTCTGCCGGCCGTCGATTACAGGTTCCAGACTTACCCAGGTTTTTATCCCTTTACTTCTGGCTGTTGTTATTGCCAAAATACGGTCATCCGGTGTCGCTGCGTTCGGTTCATTTTGCTTTGATTTTTTTAGGTCCAGAAAAGTCAGCGTTGTTGCGAAAAAATCATCCGGACCATACAGGTCAAAGTCCCTGATCGCCCTGGTCCCGCCTTTGGTCAGGATCTGAAAAGGTATATCGTATTCCTTTAGGATTTCGATAACCTTCCTGGTGATTTCAAGGTCAACATCGATCGGCTGGTATGGGTCGCAGCTGAAACATAGCAAAACCCTTTTGTCGGTGCCGGCGTGTTTCGGCGCCTCCTTTCGTATGCGGTCCAGGATATTGTCTTTCGGATGCTGTTCGGTTGCAAAGCTGCTGTTGCGCGTGACGATAGGGACATAGCAATACATACATCCGTGACCGCAACCGACGTAATGGTTTATGGCAAGCAGGGAAAATTCCTGTGCCCTGCCCTGTGGTTCATAAATTACCGGCATTCCTTCACCTCGACTTTCCATGTTCTTTTTTCCTCGCCTGCCCCCGTTTATTTGCCCTTTGGGCCGCCCGTGTGCCCCGGGGGCCCGTTTTCCCCCGGCTGCCCTTACCTTGTACCCCTGATTTGCCCCTTGCCCCGGCTGTGCCCCCGATCAACTTTGCCTTCTTACCGGTCCACTGCTCCCAGCGTTTTATGGTCACATCACAAAATACCGGCTCCAGTTCGATCGCAAAGCACCTCCTGCTGAGTTTTTCCGCTGCGATAATCTGCGAACCCGAGCCACAAAACGGCTCGTAGCATATATCACCGGGCTTGGTATGAACGCGCATAGGGATTGCGAACACTTCAACCGGCTTAACCGTTGGATGCTCGAGTCCCGGGTTCCGCTTTTTACCTTCCCAGTCGAGTTCCCATACGTCCGTGTAATACTCCGGAGTGGTGGGATCGCCTGACTTGATATAGCCGACCGGCCAGACGGTCCCTATTTTTTTGTTGCATGGTTTAAAAGGCGGCTTTTCCCCCTTCACCCACATCAAAAGACATGGCTCATGCCGCCACGGATAAACTGAAAAGGTCAAAACTGCACACGGCTTGACCCATATAATCTGCTGGTGGATCAGAATATTAAGCTCGCCGCAAATTTCGTCCAACATACCCCTGCGGCTGGCAGCATGCCATATATACAGGGCGGTTCTTGGTTTTATGAATTTGAGGCCGACAACATAAAAGGCCTTGGTAAAATCTTTGGGATTCTTGATTTCTATTTCGCGAAAAACATCAGACCAGTCCTTGCCGCCCCCGGGTCTGTCGGCGCCGGTATAATCAACGCAGTAGGGTGGATCTGTAGCAAACAAACTCGCCTTCTGTCCGTGAAACAGGCGGGTCACATCCTCTTCGTTCGTACTGTCACCACACAGCAGCCGATGTTTCCCCAGCTGCCACAGATCCCCGGGTTTAGTTATGGTCTTTTTAGGCGGCTTCGGAATGTCATCCTCGGGTGTTCGTCCGGCTTTTAACCAATATTCATATTCATTCCTAAGTTCTTTTATCCGCAGGTCCAGGTAATCTTTCCCTCCTATCTGCCTGCGCATCTTATCTATATACTCCGCCAGATGTTTGACAAACCGGCCCTGAGTATGCGGGTTATTAAGCGTAAGGTTGAGCAGTTTTTCATCGGCATCAGACAGCGAAATTGTCACGCAGAGGCATTTATGCCCGGGGCCGTGGATTTTCTTCAGCGCCTTATATCGCTGATGGCCCCCGATGATCCTGTTTTTATCCCCCCGCACATTGACTACAATAGGCTCGACGCATCCGAACTTCTTTATCGATGCAGTCAGCCCCCTCATTGCCTCATCGTCAATCGTCCGTGGGTTATAAGCCGCAGGCCTGAGCTGCGAAAGTTTAAACTCCCTTGTCTCAGGCCTCGGCTGCTTGTTTTTTTTTCTTTTCACCATACCTGTCCCTTTAACCAGTTCTAAAATACACTGCATCCCGCAACTTTACGTTTGCCCGCACCAAAGCCTTGGCAACCGGCGGCGGTACGCTGTTTCCGATTTTTGCGACCTGGCTCTTTTTTGTTCCTATAAGGGAATAGCCGGTGGGAAAGCCCTGGGCCGCGGCGAGTTCTTTTGGTGCAAGCATCCGCAGCCCGATGTCTGCAATCTGATACTGCTGACCAGCCACGGTCACCAATGCCAGGCGGTGTTTTCCCGTAACCGTGTGCATGGGCTTTCTTAGGGACTGGCCAATATTGGTGTTATAATACTTAACCAAAAACGCCCGGACCTCTCCGATATGCTGGCCGCCGGCGGTTGTTGTCGGCAAGGGCCGCCTTACATCGCTGCCGGTATTGGTGCCGTAAAATTTCGTGAGATGTGTGGCAATGAGGGCGTTGTGATCAACGGCTGTAACCGTAGGCATGGGGTCCTTCACCCCTGAGCCCACAACGCCGGTATAGTATTTTGATAAAAACGCCGTCACCAGGGCAAATCGGTTTTGGGTGTCGATTGTTTTTACAGGCGAGCCGCACTCCTGGCCCCGGACTTCTGTTTCTGATTTTGGGCCGTGATATTTACTCAAAAAAGTTGATACCAGGGCAAACCGATTTTTCTGTGTGATGGCTCTTATCGGCTCATCCAGTGGCCAGACATAATCGCCGTTGCCGCCCTGGTGGTCTATCGCCAGTACAAACGGCTCCTTTGTCTCAATTACATACCGCTGGATCCCCTTGGCGATCCGCCGCAGCGTGTTCTCGGCCAGTGGTTTTTTCCTCTCAAAGATGGATGGACAGGGTAGTGAAAAATCTATGCACTCGGCCGCCGGCCGATAGGCAGGCAACCCCCGCGAATTGCCGGCCGGTCCGTGTGTCGGCTCCGGCCATACGATCGGCAGTCCGTCACACCGGGCGATCATAAAAAGCCTGGTCCTGATTGTCGGAGCCCCAAAATCAGCTGCACATAAATTCCGGTACTGGACCTCGTAGCCCAGCCCCCGCAGGACATTGGCCCACAAGGTAAACGTCATGCCCTTTTTGCTCTTGATTGGTAGATTGTTTTTATCAAGTGGCCCCCACTCCTTAAACTCCGGCACGTTCTCAAGTATGATAACCCTCGGCCGCACCGCCCGAGCCCACCTGTTCACTACCCACGCCAGGCCGCGGATCTTCTTTTCGACGGGCTTGCCAGCCTTTGCCCGGCTGAAATGCGTACAGTCCGGGCTGGCCCAAAGCAAACCTACTTGCCGTCCAGCCGCTATCTTCACAGGACTTGCCCGAAAAACATCCTCGGTATAATGCCTGGTAAATGGATGATTGGCCTTGTGCATCTCGATTGCTTCGGGGGCATGGTTGACGGCCTCGTCAACATAAACCCCCAGGGCCTGCTCAATCCCTTCACTGGCACCGCCTCCGCCGGCAAATAGATCAACTGTTATTTCCCTTGTCACTTCGCTTACCTTTTAACTTCGCAGGTTAATTTATATTGCTGCCAACTCCGTTGTTTTTTCTTTCTACCTCAAAGGATGTTCTTGCCGACAGGTTGACCGTTGCTTTCGGTCCTGGCGGCTTTGGGTTTCCGGCCGATGTCTCCACTTCCGGCAGCCGGTCAAGTATGGCCTGATAAGTCTTAAGTTTGGTACTGGCTGCCGTGCAAAACACCCGGTCGTTGTAGTGTTTCAATATGCCCCTTTTTAATGTATTGGCGTTCCCCTCTATTACCCGCCGGCAGAGATCAACAACATCTTTGGGAACGACCGTAAAAGCATCGGTGTTATGGTGGGTTTCTATAATTCTTATCGCTTCATCGTTACATTTCTGCATTGCCAAAAAAGCTGTTATCGGGACGTTTTCGCCGGCCTGGCTGATTAGCGTCTTTAAGACTTGGGCATTACGCTGCAGCAGGCAAACAGGGTTATTTGGTATTGGTTGTTTTGACATTTCAAACTCCTTTTAAATGCGCACAATTAACTAACCGCGTTACCACCGGGCGGACACGCCTTTTTCGCTGAAAAATTCACTTTTTGCGCGCCCTCGTCTACCGCAATCAATTGAATCGGGCGGGAAGGACCCACAACTTCCATGTCATATACTTGACAAATTCCGCTTCTATCTACATGAATGCCGACAGCTAACATCTTGTTCATAAGTCCTTTATTTACGTT